CCATGCGATTATATGAGAAAATGCTTAGAGCAATATCCGTATTGGGGAAACCAATACAATGGTTTTAATAGGAAGAAATTTAAGGAGATTTTTAATGAGCATTAAATCAGCATTAGAATCCGAAGGGATAGATTTTTCTGAATACATGAACCCACCCGAGCCGTGGAATGGACAGGCATTGATACGGAATATTAACGGAACGAAATACGCCTGTTGTCCTTTTTGCCAGAAGAAAGCGCTTCTGATTAGCCCAAACACGAAGATTCAGCACTTGAAACTGAAATGTAAGGGTAGCAACTGCAAGAAAGAGTTTGAGGTGAATGTATGACAAAACAAGAAGCCGTAGTAATTGAAACCTACACAGGAATTTGTATGCTTACAGGGGATGACCGAAGACTTGCATACGAATACGCAGAAAAACTTTTAAGCCATCCGATATATACACATGAATTTCCAAAATATGCTAACAAGCTGAAAGAACTCAGTAAGCCAGATTTTATTGAAATTTGCAGAAAGTTAAGTGATTAAATGGTATGGTGCAAATTAAGAAACATTCCGTGTATACATCCAGAACCGGATGGATTAGAAAATTGTAGATATTGTGAAAAATATAGTTTTGAAAAATATTTAGAATACAAAAAACAAAAAGAAAAGTCAAGAGAGCCACATGAGAGCCAGACTAAATCCTAAAAAGAAAGGAGGTCTGGCTCTATTTTTATGGGAAAAATTACAGAAGGCTCGCTCGAATGGTATCGGACAGTCCTAAATCAGATTATCAGTAGTGACATGACAATCTATCAAAATCAAAAAGATTGCCTTGATTTGCTCTTAAATATGAATATTGACCTTCCTTTCAACGAGAATCAAGAAGCACGGAAAATGGCTATGAAAGTAAGTCAATACTCACATAACATAGCAGAGAAGTGTGCTGCATTAACTGGAAGTGGTAATTTTGACGATATCTATTGGCAGTATTTGCTACTGGAAGCACCACATTTATTTGAAAGTTACTTGCTTTATATGGAGAAAAATAGACCGGACAGCAAGAAATTTTATATTCCACGAAAAAAAACACTACATGTGGTAGCCAAAGACCTACAAGATTTGGAAGAAAGAAAGATAGAGTTTTACGGCTTATCACTCCCAAGCCGTGTTGGAAAATCTACTATGTGTATTTTCTTTATGTCATGGATAATGGGTAAAAGACCAAATAGCCATAGTGCCATGGGTGGTCATTCTGGAAAACTGGCAAAAGGATTTTACGGAGAACTTCTTAATCTCATTAATACACAGGAATACAACTATAGTGAAATTTTTCCACAGTCGAAACTTCAAAAACAGAGTGCTGATGATTTTGAAATAAACCTGGACAAGCCAGATAGATTTGCAACAATGACTTGCCGTGGTATTGAAGGTACTTGGACAGGTGCCGTTGATATTTCTTCCGATGGTTATTTGTATGTGGATGACCTTGTAAGAGATAGACAACATTCATTAAGCCCCACCCGATTAGAAAATACATATCAAGAATATCTGAATAAGATGGTTGACCGTAAGATTGACGGCGCAAGGGAGCTTATGGTTGGAACCAGATGGAATTTATATGACCCTCTCGGAAAAATCGAGAAGCTAAATCACGATAATCCAATGTATCGGTTTAGAAAAATTCCAGCTTTGAATGATGAGGGTAAATCGAATTTCGATTATGAGTATGGCGTTGGATTTTCAACAAAATATTATGTCGATATGAAAGCTAGATTAGACGCTAACGAATGGGAAGCCAAATATCAGCAAAAGCCCTTCTTACGTGAAGGAATTGTGTTTGCAGCTGACGAATTGAGATATTATAACGGCGTTCTTCCAGAAGGTGGATTTGTTAAAAATGTTTCTGCCTGTGATGTTGCGTGGGGTGGCGGTGATAGCTTATCAATGCCAGTGGGCGCAGAATACGAAAATGGAGATGTGTATATTTATGACTGGATTTTCAGCACGGCACCAAAAGAAGGAACATTGCCATTAGTTGTTGGAAGAATCATGGGTAATAATATTCAATCCATCAATTTTGAAGCAAATAATGGTGGCGATATGTATGCCTATTATGTAAATGAACGGTTGAAAGAACATAAATACGCTTGCAGCACGACCAGTACAAAAGCACCTTCAAAACAAGCAAAAAAAGAAAAAATAAATCAGTATTCCGGGGATGTTAAGCAAAATTTTATATTTTTGGCTCCGAAATATCAAAATAAACAGTATCAAAAGGCTATGGATGAATTAACTACATTCGTCTATATTGGTGATAATGAACATGATGACGCTGCCGATGGAGTTACGCAGCTTGCAATAACGCTTGCCGGCAAAAGATTTGCAGAAGTAAAAGCAACCAAAAATTTTATGTGGGGAAGGAGATAGAGTATGATGACTACAGCTCAATATTTACGACAAATTGAAAATTATGATAACAGAATCAAAAACAAGCTTATCGAAGAAGAACAGCTCAGTTCTC